ATGAAAAAGCAGACACACAACAAAGCACCAAAGAAGAAGACCTCGATCGGCAAAAGCCCACTAACAAAATATAAGAATCCTGGGCCTAATGGTGGAAATAAGGGCTATAAGAAGAAGTACCGAGGACAAGGCAAGTAAATAGTTAGACCCTCCTTCCTATTTAAATACGGAGGGTTTACCTTGCTTGTCTCTGATTTAGTAAAGTGGAAGCGGGCTCTTAATGAAATTAATTTCAAACACGAAGAGCTTAAGCTAGTAAAAGAGTTGTCTTCTACTTCAGCCACAGACTTTATGCTTTTCTTAGAAGAGTATTGTAAAAGCAAGAATATAGATATCAACTCTCTTAAACAAAAGAAAGCAGATGAATCTGCCAACAAAACTTCTGAACAAAAGCAACTTAATCAAGAAGAAGAGGTAAGAGTACAGCCTTACAAAGACTTAGGAAAGCAAGTAGTCGTCCAACCCGAAGTTCAAGATGATCTTGAAAAGAAACAGATGAAAGATGTCTTTACCAAGTTATTTAAAAAGCTGGCTCTTAATCTTCACCCAGATAAAGTACAAGGATTATCAGAGTACGAAAGAGCAGAAAGAATTGAGTTATTTAAGAAAGCAAAGAAAGCTTTAGATGACGAAGATTATTTTATTCTTCTAGAAATGTCTGATAGATTCAATATTAGGAATCCAAATAACTATAAACAACAGACAAAATGGATGAATAAGAAAATCAAAACACTAAACAAAGAAATTGAAGGTGAGAAAACGACATACAACTTTTTGTTTGGTAATTGTGAAACAGACAAAGAGAAAGCAAATCTCATCAAAAGATTTTTATTACAACTATTCAATATTAGGAGTTAAAATTGGTAGTAGATGTAGTTCTCGGCCTTCAGTATGGTGACGAGGGCAAGGGTAAGGTTTCTCACTCCCTTCTAAAAAGAAACTATTATAGCCATTGTGTTAGATTCAATGGCGGCTGTAATGCTGGCCATACTATCTTTCATGAAGGCAAAAAAGTTGTCACTCATCATATCCCTGCTGGGGTTTTCTTTGGTGTAAAGAGCATCATTGGAAACGGCTGTGTCATTGACCCAGCCAAGCTAATGAAAGAGATCCAAGAGTTGGAGTCAATTGGTATTGATGTCAAAAACAATCTTAGAATTGCCAAGAACGCTCACGTAATCACACAATCTCACATTGAAGAGGACTCAAAGGATGAAAAAGTCGGAACCACTAAGACAGGTAATGGACCTGCTTATCGTGATAAGCATTTTAGGTGTGGTAGTCGCGCTGAGTCTGTATCATCCCTTGAGCCTTTTCTGGTAGATATGTATGAAGAGCTTGGTGATTCAAGTATTGTCCTTATGGAAGGTGCTCAAGGCTTTTACCTTGACATTGATTGGGGTGAGTATCCGTATGTCACATCTTGTAACACAGGAATCTCAGCAGTCATTCAGAATGGTGTTCCACCTACAGCGATTAGAAATGTATATGGCGTAATCAAGCCATATGAAACTTATGTAGGAGCAAAAGAGTTCCAAGGTTCTGACCAAAGATTGAAGATGCTACAGCAGCTTGGCAATGAGTTTGGTGCCACCACAGGCAGGAAGAGACAGTGTAATTGGATCAACAGCCACAAACTTGTGAAAGCAGTAAGAATGAATGATGTTAATATTCTGATTGTTAATAAGATGGATATTATGGAGAAGGTTGGTGAGTGGCGAACTCTAAACAAAAAGCTTGAGAATCAAGAGAAGTTTAAAACCCACATACAAAATATTGTGGGAGAAACACAAGTAATCTTTTCATACTCTCCTGAACACATTTGACACCAGTTTCAAGCGGGCTATACTGTCTGGGCAAGGAGGCACCATGCCGATGAGATACGGGTATGCTTGTATCAATATGGAACTATCATACCCAACAAAGTTTGATAAGCCGAGAGGAACCAAAAAGGTTACTATGTCTCGGGGAATGATTCGTAGAACTTTCGATGCTAAGGGAATTACTTATGCTTCGGAACTGGCCCTACAAAATGTGAGAGACTTTCTGCCCATACTTAAATGGAATGTGGCTAATGACATTCACTTCTTCAGAGTGTCGTCAAATGTTTTTCCTTGGGCCTCGGAATACCAGATTCAAGATCTTCCTGACTACGAAGAGATTGAGAAAGCTTGTAAAGAAGCAGGCGATTATGCTAGAGAGAACAATATTAGGATTACTTCTCACCCTGGTCCATACAACAAACTAGCTTCATCTGATGAAAGGGTATTGGCCAATACAGTCCGAGACCTTGATATTCACGGTGAGTTTTTTGATATGATTGGTCTACCAAGAACACCAGAAGCTAAGATCAATATTCATGTTGGTGCCGCCTATGGTGATAAACCAAAGGCACTCAAAACATTCTGTGATAACCTTGACAGGCTTCCTGATCGGGTTAGAATGAGACTAACGGTGGAGAACGATGATAGACCGTCTCTATATTCGACTCATGACCTTTATCATTCGGTATTTGCTGATACTGGTGTTCCTATCGTATTTGATTACCATCATCATAAATTCTGTGGTGGTGGTCAATCTGAAGAAGAGGCTCTCTTCATGGCGAAAGAAACTTGGGGAGATATTACGCCCGTAGTTCACTATTCTGAAAGTAGGAGTGTAGAATACAATGATGCGAAGATTAAACCGAATGCTCATTCGGATCTTGTTACTGGTCCCATTGACGATTACGGCCTTGTTCTAGATGTAATGATTGAGGCCAAACACAAAGAGTTGGCAGTAAAAAATCTTAGAGGCTATTGATTTTTACTTGCCAGATAGTTTGAAGACGTTATAATAGCAGCACAACAAGGAGATATACCATGGCTGATACAAGTACTGAAGAGAAGAAGCGATACATGAAGGAGTTCATCCGAGCCTTCAATGATATCGAAGAGGCTATTGAGCCTTACAAGCAGCATCGTCGTGAGCTTCGTAAGGAGTTTAAGGACAACGGCTGGCTTACCACAGAGGAGATGAGGTCTGCTGTTAAGGCATACCGTATCCTTAAGACAAAGGGCGATATGGATGAAATCTATGATGCTTATTCCAGCATCACTGGCCTAAGCCGAGAAGAGGAAACCGATGCTAATTGAGTATTATCGGTGTAATGACACCGCAGAAGCACCACAGAGGTCCAATCCTTCTGACGCTGGATTGGATGTCTTTGCTTGTGTAGAAGGGACAATCGTTATTCCTCCTGGCGAATCTAGGCTTGTCCCTCTTGGATTGAAATTTGGAGTTCCTCATGGATACATGCTTCAAGTTATGAACAGGTCCAGTGTAGCATCCAAACGAAACCTAATTGTTGGCGCTCATGTCATCGACTCGGGCTATAATGGAGAGGTCTTCATTGACCTCCATAATCTTGGTGGACAGTTTCAACATATCAAGCACGGTGACAAGATTGCTCAGTTGGTAATGGTTCCTGTCATGCCATTTAGGCCAGTTGAAATTATGGAAGACACTCTGTATGAAGATGGTATCACTATCTCAAATAGAGGTGATGGAGCGCTTGGGAGTACAGGTGGATAAAGAAACAACCAAACTTATGTTTAGCTCTGAGTCTAATGACTGGGCCACTCCACAAGACTTCTTTGATAAGTTGAATGGTTTATATGGACCATTCACTTTAGACGCTGCTGCTTCGGCAGATAATTACAAGGTATCTAATTACTTTGATATGTCTGCTGACGCTCTGTCCCAAGATTGGTCAGGCAATACGGTATTCCTGAATCCACCATACGGGCGAGAGCTTAAGGATTGGGTTGCTAAGGCTTACCATGAGGGACAGAAGCAGGGGACAAAGGTGGTTATGTTGATTCCTGCTCGTACTGATACCAAGTATTGGCATGAGTTTGTTATGAAGGCAGACGAGATTAGATTCATCAAAGGGCGGCTAAAGTTTGGTGAAGGCACCAACTCAGCACCGTTTCCTTCTGCCGTCGTAATCTTTAAGCAGTCAGCATATCCAGCCCCAAGAATCTGTGGGATGGAACGATGAGTATTGAACCATGGCTAGAAGGTCAGCCTGATTATGAAGGCTGGTTGGCAGAGTATGGCGGAAAAGTATGGGGAGAAACAGGGGATATCCTACACCCTCCTACTGAAGAAGGCAGACAAGCAGCAGAAGACGAAGCACAAAGCTTTCAAGACTATTATGAGTCTAAAACAGATGACGAAAGCTATATTGAAACTTTGTATTCTTTTCCCCAGCCAGTAGAACTGGGCGATACCTCAAAATTTGGGTATACAATGTGTGAATGCTGTGAATGGGGATATGATTTTACAGAGGAAACAGATGAATAGAGCAGAACGAAGAGCACTAAAGAAAAAGAAAGGCCAAGCAACCTTAGAGGAAGACCAGTTTCTTTTTCATTTAATGCCCGACTCTTGCTCTAGTTGTGGCTCCTCATTTGATAAGAAAAATAAGCAACAGGCTCTTACATGGTCTGTTGTGGTTCGTAAGGCAGAGAAGAAGGTGAATCTTTTCTGCCCAACATGTATTCAAAAAACAAGAGAGGCAGTAAATGACATCACCAAAAGTAGCAGCTAAGACATATGAAAGGATCAACAGGATTTCATCAATGCAACAGCTAGACCTATTTGACAATAGTGACCTTGAAGGACTTGCTCGCTGGGAATCACAGCGAAATGCTCCCGTAGTAAAAGAGACAGTCAATCACCCCGATCATTATAACCAAGGCAAGTTTGAAGTTATTGATGTGATCGAAGACTGGAACCTTGGCTTTGAGGCAGGCAATGCTGTCAAGTATATTGCTCGATATAAGCACAAGGGAAAGCCAGTTGAGGATCTTAAGAAGGCTCGCTGGTATATTGATCGTTTGATTCAAAGAGTGGAGAGGGAAAATGGTTGAGAGGCTAGCAAGGCATTCATTAGATAAGCTTATATCTGGTGAATACAATTTAGATAAACCTGTTGTTGTTAAGTGTTACAACAATGGTTGCCATCTTTGCCATGCCCTCAAGCCAATATACGAAGAGGTGGCATCAGGTATCAATGACGTGAGGTTCTTTGCTTTCAATATGGAAGATGGTGAAGGCCTCGAAAGAGCCCATAACTTTGAAGGCGTACCAACTATCCTTCTAATTAAGAATGGTACAGTCACAGCTATGCCTGAACCTAGCAACCCACATCCCAAACATTGGTACCATGTGAACGATATAAAGAGTTTCATCAGAGGTTAAGATGGCTGATGAATATGATTATGGTAAAGAAACCAAGACCATAGTTTTTGAAGACAACGATCACCGTCATGCTAAGTTTTTTATTAAACTTCGGTATGACGGTTTTCGTCAATCTGAGTTCTTTAGGCAGATAATAAGCTCATACATTGATGGCGATGAATTATTTATGGAGTATGTGGATTCCATAAAGCCACAGGCCAAAGCAAAGATAAAGAAGTCTAAGAAGTTAAGAGACAAAGGAAATGAATTAAAAGTTAATCTGGGTTTGACAGAAGAAGAAGTTGAAGATATATTTGATTTAATAGAACAGGAGCACCCAGATTTATGAAAGATGGCTTATTAAAATGTAGTCGGCACCATTTAGATTGTAAAGAAAGTTGTGAGAATTCAACCTGCCGCCATTGGATTCCATATGAAGAAGAGTTTAATTGTTGTTTGATATCTATTTATGAGAACGGAGAGATGACTTTAAGAGAAATAGCAGAAAGAGAGGGAGTCTCATTTGCTAGGATTAAACAAATCCAAGACAATGCCTTAGAAAAACTTAAAAAGAATCCGAAACTTTCTCAGGCATTTTTTTAGTCGTTATAAAATAACACCACTATTTATTATGTATTTTAAGGAGTCCTACATAAAATGGCAAAAAACCTATTAACTGAATCTGAGTTTAAAAAGTTCATGAAACTTGCTCGCCTCGAACCCCTCTCAAGCAACAAGCTTTCTGAGATGTATGGTTCTGGTAGTCCTGGCATGAGAGATGCTAAGCCTGGAATGAGAGAACCCGGCAGTAGAGACGAAGAAGACGAAGAGCTTGAAGAAGAGCTTTCCGCCCTCTTCGAAGAAGAAGACGAAATGAAAATGGATATGGATATGGAAGCAGGCGGCGAAGAAGACGAAGATATGCCACCTGTCGAAGACGAGGAAATGCCAGATGTCGAGCTTGATGACGAAGAGGGTATGGGCGACGACGAAGGAATGGAAGGCGGTGCCGATAACTCAGAAATCGAATCTGCGCTAACAAATTTACTTGACCTTATCGACCAGAAGCTTGAAGCTGCTGGTGCTGGTGATATGATGGATGTTGAAACCGAAGATGAGCCAGAAGGTGACGAAGGAATGGGGGGCATTGAAGGGGGTGATGCCGAAATGGATGCTGCCCCACCCGCACCAGAAGATGATGAGGAACTAATGGAGACTGTTCTCCGTAGAGTTGCTCGTCGTCTACAGAGAGAGTCTAAAGTAGACAGACAGTCAACAGTGATCGCTGAGAGAGTTATGAAGAGATTGATGAAGCGATAGGCTTGACTTCTCAGTTCAACATGCTATAATAACCATCAGCAACCCTGGTGGTTATTTTTATTTGGAGACACTTTGACAAAAGTACAGTTACTGTTTATAGTAGGAGCCCTAGCATCATTTGGGCTAGGTTATCTAACTTGTAGTTTAAACTACTTTTTGAACTCAATAAAGACATCAATAATATTGATCAGGGTCTCTCAGGTTACAGCCCTAACCGCCTTGACTAAAGCTATAGAAAACCTCTATTTCTCCAGAACTTATAAGATACAAAAGATGAGAGAAGAGGGTGCCGACGAAGAGGCAATAAAAGAATTTGACAACTCATTTGAAAAAGATTATATTGAGTTCAAGAAAAAATCAATCAATGCCATTATTGACTCACACACAGGAGTCTTTAAGCAGTTGGTTGCTTTTAAAGATTGGCATTCGGCCATGAATTTTTTGAATAAAAACAAAGAACTAGCAATTCGAATCCTAAAGGAGAATACATGATTCGCAGACTAAAGAAGGTAATTAAGGAGATTATTGAAGAGGTGAGTGAAGCCTCAGCGCCCCAATCTCAAGAAACCAGCAAGCAGGAAGGTGAAGCAGCCGAGCCACAAAAGGCTGGTAAGCCAGAATTATTGATTCTCGATCCTGCTATGCTTGGTGCGGCAGAAGAAAAGCCAGAACCAGACCTTAGAGTAATGGGGCTATTCTCAGAAGTAGAGCAAGAGAAGATTGCTGAACTTGTTCACGGACTGCTTTATATGAATGAGCTAAACAAGCTTGAAGAAAAGGAAGAGAACAGAAAGTCAATTGATTTTTATCTCTGTACTTATGGTGGGTCAGCAGACGATATGTTTGCTTTATATGATGTTCTCAACATTGTAAAGGAGACTACAGAGGTTCATACTATTGGTGTTGGTAAAGTCATGTCCGCTGGTGTTCTTCTTCTTGCTGCTGGTACAAAGGGCAAGCGTAAGATTGGACGTAACTGTCGTGTAATGATTCACAATGTCGCTGGCGGTAGCTTTGGCATTCTTCCAAACATGGCCAATGAGCTTGAAGCAATCGAGAAGATTCAAGAAGCATACATTGACGCCCTCGTTGATAACTCAAAGCTCACAAAAAAGAAGCTAACTAAGATGCTGAATGAAAAAGTAAACATCTATTTAGATGCAGAGGAAGCAGTTAAGTTAGGAATTGCTGATATTATTATCTAAAAAGAGGTTTATTTATGTCTGACTTGAAGAAGACAATAGAAGAAGAATATCTAATCAACGATGTTCTTAAGTTGATTTTAGAGGCTCAAAGGCTTGACGAGTTTGAGAACCCAGAAGATGCTGACAAGCTCTACAGTATTGCTTTTGATAAGCTCTTGTCAGCACCTAGCGAAGCTGATGTGTCAATTGATAAGTCAAAAGCTTACGAAAAGATATTCAGCTTTGAGCCTTTTGATAATATTGAACAAAGAATTAACAAGATTAATGCTGTCTTTAGTAGAGCGTCAGACCCAACACAGGCCAGAACTATCCCTGAAATTATGAATTACCTAGATGTCATAACAATGATGTATAAATCAATTTATAATTTTAATCCTTCAACTGCTGGTTTTTTAATGGAGCACGTTACTGCAATTCTGGTTGGCGGAACTATACCGCCAGGAAACCCCATACAAGATGTTGAAGTCACGTACCAGGGTAACGTAATCAAAGGCTATTCATTGAAAACATATGCTGACAGTGCTAGCGCCTTTGGTGGCAGCTTTAACAATCTTATAAAGTTTTTTAAGGCTAACCCTAAACTAGAACACCTAAGCTATGTCACTTTTATTAAAAAGAAGGCTGGAAAAGGAAGTTCTGATGTTACGTCTTTAGATGTAAAAGAAAAACTACTGACTTTCAAAAACGATCCCTCAAGTGGTACAAATGTGCTAGATGTTGTTAGTGTAGATAAATTATTTTCTCCTGATACTGTTTATCGCCAAAGATATGATGCTCTTAAAAGAATCTTTCTTGGTGTTACAGGAAATAATGCTGATGAAGCAAATAGATTCCAAAACTTTATGAGAAACTATATTGCAAGAGATCCAAGAATGCAAAGAATAAATCAGTTGATCCACGTAAATAGGACACTAGACCAAGTGGTTGGAGCCATGAAGCGTTTTGCAGCATCTAATTCGTGGGACGATTTTGATCGTGTACGAAATGATTATGCCATTGAGAGCTTAAAAAATGAATCTGATGTGTTTAAGGCCCTTTCAGATGCAATAAATTCTGATTCGCCTAACGAAAATCTAAGAGACGTAATTAAATTGTTCTTAACAGCGGGTGAGCTTCCAGGTAAGAAAAAGAAGGACGTTATTTCCTCTGTTACTTCTTTTCAAATCAACATGGATAAGATGCCTGAAACAATTTCCACAATACAGATTTCTAAACAATCCATGATGAACATTTTAACTACAAACGCAGATCTTTTAGCGGGGATCGTTAAGGAAACATATGAAACCCTCGATGCTATTAATGACGGTGTTAATGGCTTCTTCAGGGGAACTCTTACCCCCTACAAGGCTATTGAAACCACAAGAAAAGCATCGAACAAGATGTCCAAGCTTTCTGTAAAATTCAGAAGTATTGCAAAAGATGTCTCGCCTAAGACAAGAATGAAGGGCGCTGGTTCACAATTAGATATTGACACCTGATTTAAACTGGTTATATTGACTCAACGAACGGAGTAGATATGAGTCGTGTATTTGATAACAAAACTTCCCTTCAAGAGAAGATTCTGAGGGGAGCTAATGTATTGGCAGACAATGTTGCCTCTACACTTGGCCCAAGAGGTCAGAACGTCCTTCTCCAAGAAAAGGACAAGCAACCATTCATTACCAAGGATGGTGTAACAGTAGCAGCTTTCGTAGAAATGGAAGACCCATTCGAAAATGCTGGTGCTCAAATTATTAGACAGGCGGCTGTCAATACTAACAATGAGGCAGGCGATGGAACAACTACATCAACTGTCCTTGCTAGAGCTATTCTTATGGAAAGCCAGAGACATATTGCTGCTGGTATTCCTCCTGTTGAGCTACAGAGAGGAATCCACTTGGCAGTAACCGAGGTGGTCGAGAACCTAAAGAGTCTTGTGGAGCCAATCAAGTCGATTGACGATATTGAACATATCGCCACAATCTCCGCGAACAATGACTCTAAGATTGGTAAGTTGATTGCTTTGGCTGTCGATAAGGTAGGCCAAGATGGTTCTATCACTATCGAGGAGGGTAGGTCTTTAGAGACCTCTATTGACCTCACAGAAGGTTTCCGCTTCCCTGCTGGGTTCTGTGCCTCTGCTTTCATTACTGACGAGAGACGGGCCACCATGAGCTACGATGACCCTCTTTTCTTGGTGACTGACCACAAGATTACTCAGGTCGAACAGATTTACCCAATCCTTGAAATGATTGCTAGAGAGTCTCGTCCGCTTATCATTGTAGCAGAAGAAATTGAGGGCCAAGCACTTGCTGCTCTTATCACAAATGCTGTTAGAGGAACACTAAAGGTTGCTGCTATTCGTGCTCCGTTTTATGGAGAAGAGCGAACCAACTTCCTATCTGACTTGGCTCTTTCTACTGGTGCTACATTCATTACAAGAGAGAGCGGTATGAAGCTACAAGAGACACCTTTCTCTTCTCTTGGTTCTTCTGTGTCTGTTGAAAGTAACAGAGTCTCCACGATCATTGTTGGCGGTTCTTGTGATGGTGATAGGATTAATGATCGTATTGAGTCTCTAAAGGAAGAGATCAAGAATACAGACGACATTGGCGATTGTGAAACAATCCAAGGCAGAATCGTCAGACTATCTTCTGGAGTAGCAGTTATTCGTGTCGGCGGCACCACACAGGTAGAAATGATTGAAGCAAAGCATCGTATCGAAGATGCTCTTGAGGCTGTTCGTTCTGCTCAAGATGAAGGTATTGTCATTGGCGGTGGTGTGGCCTTGCTCAAAGCTTCACAAGGCATAGCCGTTACAACCGAAAATGCCGACCAAGCAATTGGTGCTTCTATTGTTCAAAGAGCTTGTCAGGCTCCATTCCGACAGATGGCTATCAACTCTGGCCAGAGTCCAGACCTTTTGATCAATGTTGTACTAAGCGACACAGAAGGTAGAGGGTGGGATTTCCGTAACGGTGTGTTGACAGACCACATCAAGGCTGGTATATTAGATCCAGTCAAGGTGACCAGAACGGCACTTCAAAATGCTGCTAGTTGTGCTGGTACTTTGATTACAACCAACTATGGAATTGTACAAACATGAGAAAAGGTGATTTATGTCATATCCCACAAGGGACTGTCCTGCTAAATCTTGAAGCCACTAAGTGGTTTAGGCCAGAGAAGCCAATTACTGGTATCTTGTTAAGGGAATATAATCATGATTATATTCTTCACATAGCAGGCAAAGTATGGTGTGCGAGAAAAAAAGATGTATATCCAATAAAGGAGAGTAATAATGGTAAGACTGATACAAATAGTACACTCGAAAGATGAAGATAGATATTATCTTTCTGATATATTTGTAAATCCTGGAAGCGTTACCTATATCTGTCTCTTATACACATCTCCGAGCCCACGA